TTAATTTTCGGTTCGGCTCTTACAGAACCTATCAACGCTTCCATATTGCCGCCGCGCTGCACCATACGCACCTGGACTCCCCCGAAGGAATTCAGTTCTGGACGTGTATTGGCGCGCCTCTTTGTAAATCGCATCCTCTGTCCATTTTATCGCGCCAAGCGAACCCAATGCTCCAGCGGCAACTTGGTTGAGAACGTTATACCCGCGCGCTTTAAAGTGCCGGATAAGTTCATCTTCCATATTTTGCGCGTCTATTTGCGAAACGGGACCAACAACTATTTTAAAGGTATGGGTACTTTTAATTAGGTCCTTAATTGCTTTTCTGCCGCGCCGTTTATGCTCCGCGTATCGCCGACGAGGGTTGGAAGATAACCCAATGTAAATGGATTTCTCTTCTCCTTCGATTGCATAAATATATCGATCAACTTGACTTAATTTATCCTTCATATGAGCCTTACATTGCTCAAGAACATTATATCGAATGGCCGCAGTATACGCGGCGATATTGCGCGATCGAAATTCCCGAACGCTCTCGTATTGAAGGGCAACCCGAATAATTTTCTCAGCAGTCCACGACTCGTTCTGGGGAGTCATGTGCTGACAGAAAAAATCTAAACCCCTTTTGTGCCTTCGTGCGGCTGTATATGCTGCTGTCCCATGGTCGTGGAATTGTGCTCGCGTCTCATAATTAAGTGCTTCAGCCAAAATTTTATCTTCTGTCCATTTAGCCATTAAGCCACCCTCCCCAGCAAATCTTGGTTATCATTGGCCGCTACATACTTACCCGCTTCGTTGCCCCACGATGACCAGCCCGGCCACGCTTGGCGTGCGAACAGCTCAAGGTACGGACCGTCGACAAGCCGCTCGATGCGCTCATACTGTTCATCAGGCTTGCGACTATGCTCGCGGCGCGGCGCTTTGATTAGCGAACGCACTCCTTTACTCATGCGACGCGGCTTGCCTCGCTTGAACAGATGGCAGATTTCAACTTCCTGTCGGGTCCAATAGCCCATGCCCATTCGGCCCTTTTCCCAGACGAAAGCCACGCTGACAGGACGGAATCCCCACGATGCGGCCACATCGAAGGCTTCACGCTGCAGGTGTGAAACAGTCCACATGAACAGCAAACAGTCGCGGGCGCATACCTGTTCGACAGGTAGCGCCTTGATATCGTCGAGGGACATCACGTTGTAAGGCTGGCTACCTCTCGCTGGTGCGACGTTCTTTTTGCTATAGGTTCTAAATGCCCATGGCGGGTCCGCAAGGACGCAGCCGAAAGGCCCGCTCGGTAGCGGTTCATTCATCCTCATCTCCTCGTGTTTCGTGGTGGTAACCCGCCAGTTGGTGGCTGGCGGGGTGTTGATCGTTGCCCGAATATCTGTCATCTCGAACTGTCTGAATTCGGGGGACAAAATGCGCACTTGGGATCATTTTAAGTGGTGGCTGTTATTCGGTCTAATTGTATGGCTGCTACTTGTTGCAGTCTTTTTAATTGACCACTCTCGCGGGTACTCATGGCCTATGATTTCTGAGCGTATTTGGCGCACGTCCGGTGAGATCATCCTCCTGAAATGGGTAACCAAGTATCAGACGCTATTAGCAGGCGGACTTGCTGTTACAGGTGGACTAGCGACGATATATGCAGCGAACATCGCACTAAGCGCGGCAAGACTGAGCGAGGAAGAGCAACAGCGCCAGAGTTTAATAATAAATCTTGCGTTAGTTTGCGAGTTTTTAAGAATTAATTCTTACAATGTGATCAACCTTCCTGTTAAGTTTAGCAGTAAATACTGGAGAGATAGTTTTAAGGCTTCAAGAAGTATTGCTATACTTTCTCATGAACTGGCATCAGAAATACTTTATGTGTTGAATACGATTCATACTAGCGGTGGATCCAACTTAAGTGGTTTTCGATGCGCCCATATCTCAATAACTTCCTATGCCGGCCATGCGATACTGGCTGATATTATTGTGAAGCTGCAGAAAGGCGAAAGAATCACAGAGATAAATCTAATCCCAGCAAAAAATGAGTTCATAAAAATTCTCGATGCTCAGTATTTAAACCTGAAGTTACAGTTTCCGTCTGCGAAGCCATCATCTGTTCATCGAGCAGGAGGCCCCATCTTATCTAGGATAGATTTATCCGGGACGTCCTACGAGAAGGCTTGATTACCCATCACTTCGCCACTCTCTCATCCCACACGCGGAACCCCGGCACTTGACGCATACCGGCGCGCACGGTTTCTTCGGCCATCCACTGCACCAATTCCTTGAAGCGCTCTGGAGCACGGCCATATGCCCAGTCCAAAGCCGTGCCTTCATCTTCCAACTTGCAGTGCCAGATTGTGCGCAGGCCCGTTCCGGTCGTTGCTGACCGATCTTCGCGCTTGGCCCATCGGTCGGCTTTCTTGGCCTCGGCAAGCAGTTCTTCTGCTTTCTCGCGCTCTTCGAGTTTTCCCGCGCTGGCACGTATAGCTTCCTGCGCTTCCGCTGCGATGCGGTCGGCCTCTTCACGCGCTGCCTTGGCCGCCGCTTCCTTTTCGGCAACAAGTTTATTGCGCCACGGCGTGAGCAAGGCCTGCAACGTCTCTTTGCCCAGAACAACCTTGCCTTTGACAGTCTTTGTATTGCCGATCAGTTTGTTGTAGCGGTCCTGTATCTCCGCCTTCGCATCATCATGCGGCTTCGCTTCATCCTTGCGGGCCTCGTCGGCGCGCTTTCCAGCGTCATGCAGCTTGTCGTGCAGTTCGGTGATCGCGTCGGCAATTGCCTGGCTGTCGATAGCCTCTCCGTCGGCAAAGTTCTTCGCTTCGTCAAACAGGTCTTCGATTTCCTGCTTGACTGTCTCGTACGCAGAAAGCGGCGGTCTATTGTGACCAATAGGCGCCGGGTTATACGGGTCGTAATTGTCCGTCATCATTACTCCTCGTGTTTTGGTGGTTGGTTTTGCTGCGATAAGCAGCGGTAGGTAAGTTAACACGCCTCGCGGCGCATCCCGTTAATGGGGTGTCAAAACGGAATATCGTCGTCCAGTATTTCAGCCAGCCCGGCAGATACTCGCCCGTAGTTTGATGCCGGCTCATTGTCGTTCCCGGCGTCAGGCATGTTGTCATTTGCAGCACCTGGCATGGCGTCGACCACTTCCCAGTATTTGCCGTTGGGCTTCACGACTATCTCCACGGTAGGCAGCAGCTCGTTCTGGCGTTCCATGAATTCCAGCACGGTTTTCGGGAATGGTGCCTGACCTCCATGCTTTCGCCACCACCTGTCTGACTTCGACTTGAAGAAGCCGGTATGAGCCGGCCCCAGCCACTCGTTGATTGGCAACATGCCAACCCAGTAAGACACCTTCACGCTGTCCTGTTTGCCGCCCTTGCCTTCGTGGTAGGCGAATGTGCGGCGCTCCACCTGGCGGGTGCTGGCGTTGTCCTTCGACAACATCGGCACGTCTTCGGCCTGCGCAGATATCTTCGGCGTTTCATCGACCGGGAATTCGTATCCGCAGTCAGGGCAGGTGTGCAGCGAAGCGTGGATTAGCGATCCGCAACCTACTAGACCACGATCGTCAGGCTCTTGCGGACATTGCTTGACCGGCGCTTCGCCGTCGCCCCTCTTCATACCCGGAGGCATGACGGCGTCTATAGGGCCGTGCTTACGAACTACGCCAGCAAAGTCCAGAAACAGGCAGTTTTCCTTGCCGGGATAAAGACGCAGGCCACGGCCTGCCATCTGGACATAAAGGCCCGCTGATAAGGTCGGGCGGCAAAATGCGACCAGATCGATGATCGGCAGGTTTGTGCCGGTCGTAAGCACCGAGTTATTCGTCAGTGCGCGGATCTTGCCAGCCTTGAAGTCAGCTAGAATGCGGTCGCGTTCACCTGTCGGTGTGTCTCCAGTCACAGTCTCGCAGCTAAAGCCGCGACTGCGGATTTCGTCTCGCATATGTCGCGCATGTTCAACGCCGCTGCAGAAACAGAGCCAAGCTTTACGCTCAGCGCCCGATGCGGTGCCGTATGTGACGATCTCGTCGACCACGGAAGCGGTGATATCGTCCTTGTCGATGGCCGCCTGCAGCGCGTTCTGCTTATAGTCGCCGCCCTGTTTGCCGACGCCGGACAAGTCGAACGCTGTCACCATACCCTTCGAAATTGGACGGCAGAGATAGCCTTCCTCGATCATCTCGCCAATCGGCTTTTCAAAGCAGATGTCGTCGAAAAGCGCGCCGTCACCTTCCGTCAAAAGCCCCTCGCCCAAGCGATAAGGCGTGGCCGTGAGGCCGACCAGCTTCAAGTCCGGATTGATGGCACGCAGGCCCTCGATCAGCTTGCCGTATTGTGTTTCCGAATTGCGTGGCATTAGGTGTGCCTCATCGACCAAAACGACGTCGATGTGGCCGATCTGCTCCGCCTTGTTAGCGATGGTCTGCACGCCGCCGAATACAATCTGCGCCTTCGCGTCCCGCCGGCCAACGCCAGCCGAGAATATTCCAGCCGGTGCGAAAGGCCAGATGTTCAGAAGTTCTTGGTAGTTCGAGAGAATGAGTTCGCGTACATGAGTGCAAACCAATACGCGCATATCAGGCCAGCCTTCAATCAGTTCCTTGCAGATCGTACCCAGCACGAGGCTCTTGCCGCCGCCCGTAGGAAGCACGATAAGAGGCGAGCCGGGTTGTTCGCGCCAATAGTCGTAAAGGCCGTCAACAGCGGCGCGTTGATAATCTCGAAGCTGGAGCATTAATGATCCTTGAACTTGAATTCAGCGAATGGATTGCTCTTGCGTCTGCCGTTGGCGCGCTGATCGCGGCCGTATTTGCGTGGCGGGCTGCAAAACAAGCCAAACGACAGGCTGACGCCGTCCTCGGTGATGTTCCTGCATCGTTCGGTGCGTTCCAAGAGGAAACAACAGGTAGTAACTCTGTTGCCCAAATCAGATTTGAGATAGTCAATCACAACAGAAAAGCCTTGTTAGTTAGAAAAATATGGTTCGAAAACGAGGCTGGAGTTGAAGTATTGAAACATCACTCCGATAGCACCTCCCTAATTACGGACATTCTAAACCGAGCAGCTACTGGCGATGCTTCATATGGTTTTGAAATCCCTCATCGAATTAAAGGATGCGGATCAAACAACGAACCAAGTTTTTTGATTTTGCCATTCAGGGCACGGTGGAAATCTAATCGCTTCTCCTTTCCCCTGTACTTTGGCTGCTGTTATTTTTTTGAAGGAGAGAAAGAAGATCGTTTGGCATATGCATCGGTGAAAGTAATTCCACCTAGCGATTGACCCCATCCACCCAAATCTTACCCGTCGCCAAACGATAGGTAACAGTCTCCGCGACCTCGTCCGCATCTATCTGCTCGCCATTTATCAGCCCCGGCAGGTAGAGGTGTGCCGGGCAGCCGTCGCGCTGCTCGTCGATCGACAAAGGCTTGTTCCAGCGGGCGCATGACATGTGGCAATCACCGCCGTGCTCGGGCTGGACATGAAGGCAGGTGCGGCAGTTGACGCGCGGCTGGACGCCTTCGTGGCAGACACCCCGGTGTTTGCAAAACATGCATCCGAAGAACTCCGGACCTTCGTTGATACGGCTGGGCGGCTCGTCCGAAAACACGATGCGTTCGCAGCGTGCCAGCAGACGCAGGCAGAACTCGACATCATATTCGATGCGCTCGGCATAGAGCGTATCGGTGTTCTTGCACAACGCTAGATACAGGCAGCGCGTCAGGCCGAAAGCCTGCATCCCGAGCTGGCACTGGGCGTAGTGAAGTGGCTTGGCCTTTTGGCAGCCGTGCTTTTGCAGTTCCTTGATGCCCTTCTCGTTGCTCGACTTGAATTCCAGCAGGTGTTCGGTCTTGGGCGCTTCTGGAACGCCCATTGCTTTGCCATCGCACTTGCCGCGCACGAAACCCGATACCAGCCTGATTTTGTCCTGTTGCCCGTAGACGTCGACGCCAATGCTTTCGAGGTCGGCGACGAGGCGGTCTTCCTCGATATTGCCGGTGGCGAATAGTCGAAGTTGGCGGCCCGAATGGACTTCGTGCGCCGACACCCAGCGGAAGCCGTACCAAAGAGCGCGGTCGCATTCGGTGCCCGCCTCGCCCACACTGATGCCCCACGAGTCCCAGGACTTAGCCTGGGCCTCGTAAGCTGCGTAGATGGCCGACACCGTGGATGAGGTAGGGCGTGGGAGGGGTGCCATGCACTATTCTCCTCGTGTTTGGTGGTAGAAGGCGCGGTTGGTAGCCGCGCCTGTTGTTTAGCTTAACCCCAAGGTCGCTTCTTGCCTGCCGCAGCCGCCGCCGGTGCCGGCTTGTTGCTGTTAGCCGCTGCCGGTCGGTTGTCATTGGCCGGGCGAGCCTGCGCTACGGGCTGGTTGGCGTCGATCGAAGGCTGGGGGACGTTGCCCTCGTCGGGATAAAAGAGTTTCCGAATACGGTTGCTGGCATTGTATGCTTTGCCCGTCTTCTTGCTGACGCCAGCGGGATTTTGGACAATCTGCGCAGTGAAAGTGATGAACTGGATCTGCTCGGTATCTTCCAGAGGCCCGTCATGACCAACCGCCCGGCAGAGCTTGGCGAGGTCTTTCTGACCACGTTCCTGTCTTTGAGCGTCCCGGTTCTGAACGTCGACCCAGTGCCAAATGCGGCGGCCCTTGTATTCCTCCGGCTCGACCACATCGATTGTGAAATTCACCGCGATGTCCGTTCCGTCGACTTTTACATCGCCGGCGGAGATTTCGAGCTTTGCAATCATGTTGGGCAGCAGCTCGAAATCAGACTGTTCGGTGCTGTGATCATGCGGGTTAAATTGAACGCCTAGTTGCGCCATTTGTAATTTCCTCGTGCTTGTAGTGGTCGGTTGTCGTTAACAGCCAGCGCTAACGATGGCTGGAAAGGCTTGGTAAGTTTCGCGCCTTTCGATAGGTTGTCCTGCCACCAGAGGGGTTGCAGGTTTTCCAGCGCCCAGCAGCGCTTGAAATCTATGTCTTCCGGCTTTTCGTAATTGAACGCCGATCGGGGGATAATATGATCGATATGCCAGCCATATTGCCCATGGTTTTCCCATGTCATCCCGGGTTGGAATTGGCGTTCTAGATGCACCATAAGGTCATCGACGCTATACCCCACGAGATCGGACCAACTGCGCCCTGCCTTACGTTTAAGAACCGCCTGGTAAATGGCCGATGACATAAGGTCGTCCAGTTTACCTCTAGGCGTGGATCGCTTTTCGGCGTCACGGAATTTGCCGTTCTCTGCGTACCAGTCAGCCCAAGATTTCTTCACTTTGCCGGGGTTTTCCGAACGCCATTTTGCAGTTGCCGCTCTCACTTTTGCTGAATTTGCAGTTCGATATTCACGCGCGTATTCCAACGCCGCTTCTCTGTTGTCCGCGTACCTCATGTGCTTCTTTTCTAGTTCACGCTCGTGGTTTTCAGCATACCATTCAGACCAGTTAGATAGGATTTCATCCCTGTTTTCTGCGTATGCCTTTTTACGATATGCCTTCAGGTGATCTTCATTTTCGGCGGCCCATTCCCTATTTCGATCCGCAGCGCATGTGACGCATGATCGGCTGCTTGTAAACCGCGGGGCGACATGTCCATTCGTGCACGGCGTCCCGGTAAAGTAGCGCTTTAATCCCTTCTCTTTGGCCTCCGCGCGGGTGCGCGGAAGCTTATCTTCATCATTCACCGGCTATGCCTTCATCCGATGAATAGCCGGGCGGAAGAACCCGCCCATGAAACCGAGCGAAGCGCCAATCTGCCACATCGCAAGGCCTGCCACGTTGATGCCAACGGCGGCAAGGAATACATGGATCGTTTCTGCGAAGAACAGACCAACAACCCAGCCGACGAACGCGCCGCCGAGAACGCCGATCAGCGGTGCGAAGAAGAGGATGGCCGCGATTGCGACGAGGCCAGCGAGAGCTTTTTCCATTAGGCGGCGTCCCTCTGGTCGTTGTCGTTGGCAACGTCGAGGTATTTTGAAAGTTCCTCGAAGCCATGCCCCTGCCGATAAGGAATGGTGGCCGGTGGACCTTTCAACCGGTTCTTCGCCAAGAACCCGGCCCGCTCATCTGTATGGATGACGCGCTCTGCGCCAGACATCCCCTCTGGCTTATTCTTCTTTTCGCCGCCGAAGCCTTCCTTCACTTGCTTTACGGACGTGCGGCGGTTGAGGAATAGGAGCGCCTTACAGTTTTCGATGACGAGATCGAGAGCCCTCTTCTGCAATTTCGGGCGATATCGATCATACGAATCCACGAGTGGATCGTTAAACGACTTAGCTTCGCTGTGCAGTATCTGAATTACAAACAGTCCTGCCCGGTTCAGCGCAGCGATAGCCTCATGGTATTCTTTCCACTCGACGTCGGCGGCAAGGTAACCCTTGCCAAAAGCTGTAGGGGAGCCCTTGTCGTTGCTATCGATGGAATCCCATCCGTTTCGCGCGCAGGTCGCAGCCCAAACCATCGGCTCGATCTTGTCGACCGAATCCAGAATGACGGTCTGAAATTCGTGTTCTTCGGTCAGAATTTCATCGAAGGTGTCCAGAAGGTCGCCGAACGAAGTGATTTCAGCACTTGGTAGGTCGATGCCGTCTGGCGGCTCCTCGCCTTCAACATAAAGATAGATCGGTTTTGGAAACTCAGCAGCAAGACTGGTTTTCCCGACACCTGGCGTGCCGTAAATGGCAATCGACGGTGGCGTCTTGCGCTTACTGGACTTCAATCTGTCAAAAACAGACATGTGGTCTCCTCGTGTTCAGTAGGTGTGGTGGGTAACGGCGATTGCGGCGATGACGGCCGCAAGTATGAGCCAGCCGACAAGCCATGCAGGTGGGCTTGTGAGGGCGGTCATTTGAATGCCGCCTCGTGGGCATAGCTCACTGCGGCCAACGCAATGAAGTACGTTGCGACGTCCAGTCGGCTGTAGAATAGAGCTACGCAAGCAGCGACCTGCAGAAACAGGCCCCAAATTCTCATGATCATGTCATCCACCCCACAAATAAAGCAGCCCGTAAAACGGCAGCAGCAGGTTCCAGAACAGGAAGGCAGCAATTGTCGTGGCGATTGCCAGCGCGAACGCTGCAAGCGCCAAGGATTGCCCTACGCGTCCGACACCGGGCTTTCGCCCGGGATCGATGTGCGGCATGTCAGTCGTGGCTTTTGTGGTGAAGGAAATCATGCCAGCGCCCATGCGTAAAAGCCGACGGTCAGAGCGAGCGCAGCTACAACTGCCAAGCCCCACACAAAGCGGTCGCCAAGGCCGAGCGTGGTTTCAGGCTCATACAACGTGTCGCCGTCCGCATAGTCTTTGGGCGCATAGTTGCGCGTGTGGCTGTACGTGGTGGAGGTCATGCGGCCCTCCGAATAACGACATCGGCAATGCGGGAGTCAGCGAGAACGAACACACCGAACTTCTGGCCCGGATATTTGACGGCAAGCCGTTCAGCCTCGTCCGTGGCGGCCTGTTCGCTTTTATGAACCTTCGGCTGCTCTGACGGCTTGGGCTGGCCGCCTTCGATCAGGGCGACGATTGCGGGTTTGGTCAAAGGCGCATTGTCGTTGCTGGCAGGATCGTCGACCCATTCGGCGATGAGGTCTTTAGGATCGCGGCCACCCAGATTACTGCAAATACCATCATTATCGTAATTCCAGCCATCAAGGCGCCACGGCCCGTCGCTATACAACTCGCCAGTACGGGCTGTCGCCGGCCCAACCTTGCGCCCATCGCGGGTACGATAGAACTTGCCGGTTTCGATGGTGAGGGGTGCTAGAGCGAAATACTCGGCAAGCCAGCCATCGGCCTCGCCGTTCTCTTTACGGATGCTAATATGATCCCCATCCACCCGGATCACGGTGGAAATGCTTCCCTTCTTGATACTGTAGGCGCTGTCTTTCAGTGCAACAACCCGATCACCGACCTTGAAGGCAGGTTTGCCGGTTGCGCCAGCAACGGGCGCGTGTTCCACGGTGAATTCGCTCACGCGGCGATAACGTTTGTCGCCAACATTGTCTGTGAAAACGACAATCGGTTCACCGCCGTCTTCTTCCACCCCTTGGACGTAAAAAGTATTACCTGCCCTGTAGTCATTGCAGGAATCATGGAATTTGGCCGTAATTCTGTCGCCAACCTTCACTGTTTGCTTGTCAGCCATCACGCTACTCCCCTCGTCTTGGTGTTTTTCGTAAGCTTCACCTTCTTGGTGAAATCGACCGGAATGACGTTGTCTTCTTCAGGCTTGTCGGCCTCGACGCCGCCGTCGTCCTCTTCAAAATCGGGCTCGACTTCGAAGCGCGAGACTTCAAGCTGCACAAGGCCCGTGCCGGGAATCATGAAGCGCACAGTCAGCCAGCGGTAATGGTCCCGCTCCTCGACGATGATGCCCTTCCACTTCCAAAGCCGGTGGACGACGATTTCGCCGGGCAAATCCCAGCATTCACCGCATTCGCAGGTCATACGGCACCTCTTTTCGGTGCGCGGTGGAAAGTGACTGGCGCGCTGGAAACATAACGGCCGTCAATAAGGCGAGCCGAAGCACGTGCTTCTGCTTTTTGCGCAGCTGTCCGGTAAGGCTTGCGGTTTGTCATGTCCCGCTCGCCCGTTCGTGTGTATTTCGTTTTCAAGGTGTGGCCTCCTCATCGGGAGGTTAGTCGTCGGCCCCGTCATCCTCGCGGTCGGCCTGCCTCGTAAGGCTAGTGGACTGTGCCAGTAAAAGGCCCGTCCAGAATGGTGATGCGGGGCAACGAGACATAAATGTCCATGCATCCTCCCGAATAACCGCCGTTAAAAGTTGTGCGGCGCACAACGGTCTTCTCGGTTGGCTTTGGCGCCGGAAGCGTGGTTGATCTTTCTGAAAGCAGCGACCAGGCGTGGCCTCTGGTAATCCCCATCAATTCCGCAATCTTCCCGAATGACGCGCCATTTTTACGGTGCGCGGCGGCAGTTGCCTGCAGTTCGTGTCTTGTTGAATACGGCATGTCTCCTCGTGTCGGTTGGCGATGGTTGACAAGCGCCGCGTCTAACGGCATCTGTCTGGTCGCGCGGGGTGGTACCTGCGAAGGAAATCGCGGCGTAGAAGCGGCTTCGGCCCTCCTCGTGTTCACCGCGACGTACGGGCAGGCTGGGGTAACGGGTGGTGCCGACCCATAACAGCCTGCTTTTTAGTTGGCCGTCTTATACTGCGACCAGATAATCGCGGCGAATTCCTGCCGATCGGCTTCGTCCAGCGCGGCCCATGCATCCCAGAACGCTTGACGCTTTCTGGCTTTGTTTGATGTCACTGCTTTTGCGGTGCCCTCGGCAATAATCTCTAGTGCCTTATCGGCGGTTATTGGCTTGGGCTCCGGCGCTGGGCGTGCGCTGACCTTTTCGCCCCGCTCTGCTCGGCTGATAAGGTTTTCGCGTTCTTCGTCAGGCAGGCCAATGAGCGCGTCCATTTCGACGCCTTTATCAAGGCTGGTGCCAACAATGCGGTTGATGTCGGAGCCGAGGTTTTCGGCGCGAGAGATTTTTTGGGCTATTTGTGATTTGCCATTTCCTGTCAAAGAAGCAATCTCACGCGCAAAGTCACCAGTTTTTGGGCGCCCCATACTTTTGTCCGAATTTCGGACAAAAGTCTCCTCGCGCATTTCCTCCCAAATAGCCTTACGCCGAGCAATATGCGCCGCCTCTTCGGCTGGCGACAGTTCGGAGCGGGCCAGGTTCTCGTCGATTTCCATGAGCTCGGCATGTAGATCGTCAACGTCATGAACGACGCATTCTACATACTCTTCACCGTTCATTTTGAGTGCTGCCAAGCGGTGGCGGCCATAAATCAAAACCGCCACCCCATCGCATAACTCTCCATCATCCATGACGATTTCGTCACGGATGCAGACCGCCGGCGGGTTCATTAGTCCGACTTCGGCAATGCTCTTCGCAATCTCTGAAACTTTGGCGCCATCGGCATTACGATGGCGATTGCCGATAAATATGTCATCAATGAACAACCGCCGACGTTCCATGGTTAGATCACCTCCGGCAAAGATGCAGGGGAAGTAGCAACGGCGAGCGACCGCCCAGTGCGCCAGATCAGGAAGTGGTGCACAATCCCGCGCGTCCATTGCTGGCGTGTCCACTTGACTGTCTTTTCGCGCAGAGCCTCGCGAAGAGTGTAAATCGGGTTACGGCGCTTGAGCATTTCACCGGTGCGGAAGGCGGTAAAGAAGTGTCGAATATCGTCTTCGTTCGCACCCAAGAATAGAAGATGGAGCGCGGCGACACCGGGTGCAGCAGACCCAAGTCCCTTCTGTGGATTTCCGATAAGGGAATTGGCAAGAACGATATGCTCTTGATTCTCGAAATAATAGTCCTGCGCCTCTGCAGGCGTAGCAGCGCGGCCATTGTACATCTCGAACGCAAGGTTGGAGATAGCGGACATATGCACAGCGTTCGGAATGCTCGCGATATTCAACCGGTCAACGCCGGTGCGCTTGCGACCGATATTAACGGTGCGCATTGATTCCTTGGTGACACCGTACGAGACCACCGATTCAATCGGATGACCGGTCAGCAGAACACCGAATGTGCGGTGCTGACCATCGTTCACCGTGCCGTCCTGACACACAACGATTGACTCGCCGTTCAAATCAAAGCGATGGGTCGCGATATCCCGCATAATAGCGGCCAGGTTCGCGGCATTAACGCGGCGGTTGCCGATGTTGTGCACGAGTAGGATCTGCGCGCGTTCTGGCGAAATGATATGCACATTGGCGCGAGCGTCGCCATCACGAACAAGGCGCTGATGCCATTCTGATGCCTTGGTGAATTCTGGCGATTTGCCATAGATGAAGAAACCCGTCACCTGCCCCGCATTGATGAGGCGCGCGGCAATACGGGCAGCATCTTCGAACTTTCCCTCACGTACCAGGCGGAACACCCTGTCATGTTCGGTTTCATTCGGCGATGCTGGCTTGACTGCTATCGCTCGAGTGGCGAGGCCAGCGGTGGCCACCTTCGGCTGGTCCTCAAGAATACGCGGCTTGGCAACCGCTGCAGGTTTATTAAACAGCGCTTCAGCGCGTGCGCGCTCTGGCGTGTATCTCTTGCTGCGGGTTGTCACCGGTATTTCCCGGCCTCTAGCTTGTACAATCTGCATGCCATTCTCCTCATGGTTGTGTTTCAATTTTCTGCATGCTTATGTGTAGACGTCGGTGGGGAGCAAATAGCCACTCTGCAGCTTCGGCTGTTCTCATGTAGGCGAAGCGGCGCATCACTGCGTTCGCTGAGAGGCGGCTTTAACCGTCAGAGCGTGGAGGTATTGGCTTATGCTGAAACCTAAGTTGATCGCAGTTCGTGCTTACGTGCGTCTGCGATTTGGCCGACTTGAGCATGTGTGTGCTCATTGGCGGTCATGGCCGGGACAACTGGCCTTCGATTTCTAGGCTGGCGTTACAAACCAGCTAGTCCCCACCGACGCCTGCTAATAAGCATGCGTCGCGCGCCACTAGCCATCTCAGGCTAGCAGCGTCCTTATTGTCCTACGGTGGGCGGTTGTCATTGTCTGCTGGTCTGGTGTTCATCGTCATTCTCCTCGTGTTTTCTGGTCGGTCAGTCCTGGGTTGGTACTATCTGTCCGGTCGCGGAAGCTCCGGCTTCTCTTTGTGCAACTCATTCTCCTTTTTTGTGGCCCGGCCTTCTTTGGGCCGGTTGATGAGAAAGGTTATATACGCGATTCGTATTTTCGTCAACTTATTACATACGTTTTTCGTATTTTCCGCTGTGACTACAAAAAAGGGCCGCTATAGCGACCCTTTACTACTATCCGATTAGCGTATTAAAACTGGCGCCAGAATTCCCGCGAAATGCGTATCACCAGCTTGCGAGCCCAAACGATCCGGACATCTTCTATGTCTGGTGCATTCGTACTAGATAACGTGAATAGCCCAGGCTCCGATCCGCGGCGGATCGTTTTGATTAGCATCCTGTCGTCCTCAAGGCGAACCATGCACGTCTGGCCAAGCGCATCGTCCGCAGTCAACTCCTTGCCCGAATAGGCAACTAGGTCGCCATCCTCGAATATCGGATACATGCTGTCGCCACGTACGATAGCGCCGACCGTACCCTGCGGCAGCGCTGCCGCTACAGAAACCTCATATAACGGATCACCATCATCGATTGGATATACAGCCGCACCTGCCCCGACATAGCCTAGCACTGGAATCACAGATTTGCGATCCGGCATAGGCAACCCACTCAATCGGCTCATGACGACCATTTCATGAGCTTTAAGCTGACGCTTGCCTTTGAGTATTTCGCTAATGGTAGGCTGACGACCGAGACCGAGCTCTTTCGCTACTTGCTCTTGGGTGAGCCCGCTGGCTTCTAAGGCCTCCGCAAACCACTTAATTACTTCGCTATCCATAAAAGCGTTATCGCATAATCGTATATTTAAGTCATATACGCTTTTCGTATTTCCGGCTTGACCTTTTAATACGTTTATCGTATATACCTCCCCAGCAGCACGAAGACAGCCTCACCAGCTTGATCTGCTGACCACCGACCAAAACACGAGGAGCAACCCACATGACCGCAACAGCACCGAGAAGAAGAAGCTCGAAGCCTCGCCTGAATGAAATCATCGGCGGCGGATTCTTTGTATTCCGCCGCGGCAAGAAGACTGGCCGCGTTGGCGTCTTCACCACCATGCCATACGAACACGGCTCGTTTGAGCAGGCCTTGGCAGAAGCGACGCGTCTCGCTGCCCTGTGCCCCGGCGAGACGTTCGAAGTTTTCCAGACGAGCGGCGCCGTAGCCTGTTGCTCGCCGGTAGAGATGGCGGAGGCTGCGTGAAATGGAGCGCAACCCAGCCACGGAACTTGAAGCCGCGCCCCTCCCGCGCGGACAGAAGAATATCGTCGATGCGCTGACAGCTATTTATCCGCGTCGCATCTACATCGACGATCTAGTCGACAACGTCTACGCCTTTGACCCAAACGGCGGTCCTGATGGCGCGCAAAACGTTGTGCGAGTGCAAATCAGTCGCCTCCGCAAGCTCCTGCCCTCGTTTGGCTGGACCATCCCGATGAACCATCGGGGCGCGGGCAATCACGGGTTTTATCGCCTCGAGCCAGTAGCCGCCAACGACAACCGACCGGTAGCGGATCGGGCGGCACCAGACCGGAGGGCTGCAGCATGAATCGCGCTTTGCTTGAGCTGCTCGCCGACGACGAGTTCGAAACGGAAACCGACGCGCCGAAGGCCTACAATGCCGAGCCTATGCGCCGCCCTGACTACAAGGCTAGGAAACATGGCCGCCCACAGCCGTGGGTGCGCTATGCAGCACGAGAAGCGGTGGAGATGACCGTCATCTTAGCCTTCTGCGTTGCCGCATGCGGCGTTGGGTTGGGGCTTACGGCATGACACCGGCACAACGTAAGAGGACGTTACAAAGGCTGGTCTCATTACAGGACGGATCATGCTGCTATTGTGATCGACAGATCGAGATTCTGCACCACACGCCGGGCCGAACAAATCCGCCGCATCGCGCAACGCTTGAGCACCTTCGACGCAAATGTGAAGGCGGCACAGACCAGTTAGACAATCTGGCTGCCGCCTGCTGCGAGTGCAACGGTGGACGCGGCCTGACAGACTGGCTTACCTTCAAGTCCTATCGGATGGGCGAGACGGTCACAGCACACAGATAGCGACGGGGCGCTTAAGCCCCCGAACCTCAAAGAATGACAGCCTTGCGCGTTTTTGCGCCACGGTTTTTTGCACCCACCAAAACACGAGGAGACCCTATGTCCAGATGCATCACACACGCCGCTATGGCACCCATCCTGACCGCCGCCGAATTCCAGCAGCAAGGCACGAACGCCGCGCAAGTCCTATCGATTTCAAAAGCCGTCCGAGCGCTCGGTTATCATTCCGAGGCTGAGAGGCTGCGCGACACCGCTTTCGAACTGGCGCGCATTACCGGCGTTCGGTTCCGCTATGGCGCTCCCCGCCAGCGTCGCAGCCCGGCCAACGACAACCGCCGCCGGGCGCGGAGGCAGTAAGAGCTCGAAGCACCTAAGCTGCGATATCTCTATCAAGGTTCATTAGGTATTCAACGAGCTCTTCCGCATCTCTCTTCCGGAGAGAACAGCACAATTGGCCATGAAGGGAGACAGGTTGGTTCGTTACTGTTTCTTGTACTGACCAAAGACCATCTGGTTGTTGAGAAATGTAATAAAAATGAGTTGTCATTTCCAACCCTCGCCACCGTGCATTTGACATCTTATCTCTCCAGCTATTCGATTATTAGGACAAGTAACCCATCAACCAGAGCACCAGAATTACAGGGAGGGGTAATCCAATGAGCCAAAGCAATCCGCCCTTCAGCATGTGCAAAATTCTCCATCATTTCATTCCGCGCTCTAACGCTGGAGGACCCTCGATGGTTCCGCTAAAGCTCATGAATTGGGAAGATTTAATCAGCCATTTCGTAGGAGTAGCTATGGCTCTCCCCGACCGCTTATCGCATACCGAAGCAGGCCGCGCCGCACTGCGGGAAAGGGAGTGAGGATGTCAGCGCGAGACTACAAGCGAGTATTTATCGTCATCGCGGCGCTCGTAGCCATATTCCTCGCCTACCAGCAGATTCCGCAAATTTACATCGGAGAGCGCGCCCAAGGCAGCTACGAGGGCGGAAGCGCGTCCAACGAGGACGTTTCGAAAGCCATACGGGAAGCGCAAGAGGCGGCAGAAAAAGCAGGGCATGTCGCATCGCAGGAAGGTGAGTAAGGATGACGGCTTACACCTTTGCTGACACCGAACGATGGTTGGACGCCATAGCCGGTGTAATTGCCTGCTTCCCAGAAACGGAACACAATCTATTGCCACTTTACGAGCGTGTGGAAGGCATGCAGCGCAATCTCACTGCGAACGACAATATTCGCGACCGCATCAAATCACGGCTGCGTCGAACGGCAGCGTGAATTTTTCCATCTGTTCTTTCCGCCATTCCAAGGAACCGCCCGTGCCATATCGTGGGCGGTCAACTGTATGGCCCATCAACATCCGGCGCAGCTCATCGTCTAAGCCAGCCTCTTTCATGCGATCCTCGAATGAGTGGCGAAGCGAATAGACGGTATAGCCGGCACCCTTCGGAAACAGCTCGTTGTCCTTGAAATATTTATTCAGCGTCGCTGATAGTGTGTCTTCCTTGTTTTTGTAACGAGGGAAGCCATTCCTATGCTTCTTAAAAACCTCATGCGCTATACCGACTAAAGGCAGCTTGCGAACAGACGAAGCAGTTTTAATCTCGCGCGGATCTGCAGCGTCTTTTCGGGGCGCAATCAGGATATGCGGTACCTTGTCGGCCAGGAATATGTGCTCGGCCGTAATGTTGCAAAGTTCGCTTGGTCGACAGCCCGTCTCGATCATGGCCAGGACGATACCACGAGCCTCTTCGTTTAAGCTGACTAGCGGGCCGTAGGTCAGGAACTTCCCTTTGATGATATCCGTCGGGATCGGTGGGCGTGACTTTTCGACCTTCTCTGCAAAGCTCAAATCGCGGAAAGGGTTTGGCCGATCCCTATCTCCCATGTGCTTGAAATACTCAGCAAAGAGAACGCGCATCCCGCCCATCATGCGGTTGCCCATGCTGGCCGATATCGGCTGCTTCCCTTTGGCTGGCTTCGTTATCATTTGCAGCCAAACCTTATAGAATTTCTGGGCGTCCTCGCGCGTTATGTCCGCGATAGCCTTATCTGAAACAATCTTCACAAAATGATCGATCGCCCGCTGCTTATGCGCACGCCAACGCTTTTTCTGAATTTCGCTCTTACCCGTCAATTCGTCGGGAGTTATCTCATCAAAATAGATTTTCAAGGCTTGCGTCACAGACACTGACGGGGTGCTTGCCGCGCCCACCATCGCCGCATCTTCTACCGGATTGCCAGTTACGTGGTTTAGCCGGGCCGCTAGCGCGTCATCCGTAAAAGAAAGCAGCCGATCGGCTGGCACATATGATATTCCGATGGCCTCTGCGCGCTTAATGGCGGCATCATAAAGTGCCCTTGCCTTATCACCATCAGCTCCGGCCTTCAGCATCGCCCATAACGCGTCGTCAGCAGATTCGTATTCGTTGCGCTTCGTCATAGCCCGAGCGAGATCATTTGTTTTCAGGCTTATGCGGATGATGGGAGCGCGACTATCCTTGTCTGCAACAGACGCGGGAACGCGGCGAACATACTGATAAACGCCGTCGCGGTTTTTCAGATATCGGTGCGGATCAGTTTTGATACGATAGCCAGCCATATAGGCATGATAACATAGTGTGGCACACAT